GCCGGCATTGGACCATACACAGGGTGCATGGTTTATACTGTTGCATATGAAATGTACAACAGACAAAAGGAAGAGGGAACCCCTATTCCTATACGTCAGGCTACTGTATCAGAGCCTGGCGGAAAGGTCCGGATAGTTACTACCGGAGCTTGGTGGCTTGCTGTGTTACAGCAACCCATTGCCCATATGCTCAGAGAGCACATTGGGTACCACCCGTCAGCTTACTCCGTAATGCTGCGGGCTGATCAGGCCTGGCAGGCCTTGAAAATCTTTGAGAGATTAGAAATCCCTCAAATTAACGAACATGATGACATCTATGTTCTTAGCAGTGACCTCGAAGTGGCCACTGATGCAATTCCTCACCAAGTGGGGAAATTGTTACTCGATAGTTTCATGGAAGCTATCGGTAAACCTGCGGATCCTTGGAGATGGATCAGTGATCTCATCTCTCCGCGAACAGTGTTCACGGAAGATCAACAGGTATTTACACTCCGACGGGGTGTAATGATGGGCCAACCTTTATCAAAGATTTGCCTTATCCTCCTTAGCTTAGCTGTGGAGGAACTAGCTTACCGCGAGTACCTCGGGGTAAGTTTACGCGATGGGACGCGTCCAGGGACTCCCTGGCATGCGTATCACATCGGAGGGGACGACCACATTGCGGTCGGCCCTATCAGTTATCTTAAAAGGATAACTGCTAATCATCGAGCCTGCGGTTCGATGATTTCTAAGGAGAAGCATCGCATCTCCAAAGTATTAGTGGTGTACACAGAGAAAGTACTCCACTTTCACGGACGTGTTATCAACATGCCCGTTGATAAGATTGACGATAACATCGATCAATCTATATTCGTAGATTCATTGAAAATACGATTACTATCGCCTTTTACAAAGGCGATGGATACCGTTAACGACAGAAATGTCGCTATCGGGAAGGTGAAGGGCATCGCCCGCACCTTAGCTTATCTCAAAGAGAGAAGCTTTAAGCACATGATCTTAGATCGTGCGCTCTACCGGTTCCAAGATTTCATCAAGGGACCTCATCATCGCACGATTCGTGCGATCGAATCCCTCCCAGTAGAACTGGGAGGACTTGGAATTTCACTAGATACATCGTATCTAGCAAACTTACCCCCGATTTACAATCGGGCGTTACGATCGATAGGCACCGC